CTAAGTTTGCAATCTTGATAGCAAGGTTTTCTTGTGTAGCAAGAAGGTCACTTGCTGCAGTAGCATCTCCCATAGCCCATTGCAAGATATCTGCCTTGGCTTTATGGCGTGCTGTAATATCTTCAATCTTGTTTGCTTCACCCAAGACATCTGCAAGTGTGGCAGGGTTACCAGATTCACGAATAGCCTTGACTCTGAATAAATCTGCAGCATCCATATCGTCAGTCTTTTCCAAGAAGTCTTGGAATGTACCCTTGATACGTTCTGCTCTCTTGCCAGTTTTCTCACCAGCAAGGACTGCCTTGAGTTCACTTGGTCCACCTACAGCAAAGCGTGCTGCTCTGGCTACTTTGACACCTTTACCAACAACAATCGTTGGGTCAATAACAAATCGAGCAACTACATCTGTAGTAAAAGATGACCAGCGACCAAAGGTCTGCTCACGGAAAGCCTTCTCTGCCTGTTGCTTGTTATAGATATCAAACTCATTGGCAGCAAAAAGCAAGTGGTCTTGAATAAACTTATCAGCCTTGTCGCCTGCTTTACCAAATGTAACAGCATTGAGTGCATCTTCAGCAAGGTCTATTGGTGTACCAACTATAGTCTTGATAAGTGCGCGACCTGGAGATATTTGACGAGCCTTATCCCACGATTCACGAATCTTTGTCGGGTTGATAGACTTACCAGCAAATAGCGGATTGTTTTCATCGCCAAGTAGTAATCCAAAGGATACTGCTTGAGCAGATAAGTTATAGGCTGTTTCTAGTTTTTCAAATACTTTTCCCCAGAATCCAGGTGGCTTAGCCTGTTGTGCGCGATAAGCCTCTTGACGACGATATGCGTCAAGAAATTCTATTCTACCTGTGGGATCTAGCGCTTTAGCAACATCCAAGGGAACAGAAAGAGAGTTGTTCTTTCCCTTGTTGTACAGTTGGTTGAATGCACCCATAGCGTCAAAAGCAGAAGGGTTATTTTTCTTCTGCAACTCTGCGTAGATGCGTTGCGCTATCTCGCGTTCACTCATAGAAGATTAGCCCTCAAAAGCCTTACGTAGTTTCTAAATGATTGTGATGATGAAGGAGACTGAGCAATAGTTTCTAGAGCTGGAAGGTATGATAATAGTTTCTGACGGTCTGCATCTGTATCAGCAGATGGTTGATTCATACCTAAAACTTCTGGTCCAGGACCTGCACCCATTGGAATACCAGAGGTAATTGGTTCTTCTGGTCGTTGTGTTGGTGCATATAACGGAGTTACTGCTTCTTGTGCAGCAGCGCGAACTTCACTAGCTCTAGCGCCACGTACATCTGGAGTCTTTGCAAGTGGAGCGCCTGCTTTATTAGCGGCGTTCTCTACACCTGATCCGTATTCTGTTGATTCAAACGAAAGTCCATCGGTTCTCTTGGAGAACTTGCCAGGACCTGATACGCCTGCCATTGGCCCTCTAGCCATTATTGTCCTCCATCTTCTCTAAATCTGAAGTAAATTGTTCCCACACTCTGGAAACCTTTGTTTTTCTATTTGCGTTATACACTGCTAAATCTAATAATTCTGAAGTGAGCATTTCAAATGCTCTAACTATGTTTACTGCAAAACCTGATACAACTACTAAAAAATCGGCGAGAGTGATAGAGCGAGGTACATAATCTTTATCTTCGTCCACGCCCTATCCTCTCTTAGTAAAACTAAGCCTTCTTACCTTTGCGAGCCTTTGCAGCATAACCAAAGTCAACTTTTCCGCCTTTTGGCATTGGAGCCTTCTTTGATCCTTCTGTTGGCTTCTGTACAGATGCCTTTGCGCGACCACCTTTTTTCATATTTACACCTCCCTACCCTGCAATAGATGCGAGTAACGTAGCAATATCTGGACGAGCGCCAGCAGCAGGGGCCGCACCCATTTGTTCTGGAGTTGGCTGCGAGGCAGGAACGGGGGCCATACCTGCTGCTGGAACTTCACCGCCCATCATTTCTGCTGGGACTTCAGGTTGTGGCTCTGGTGTAAATACCTTCTCCACAATAGTTTCTAGTTGTAAACCTTTTTGACGACCCTTGATTACCTCGGCGATTCGAGCAACAATCTGAGAAGGATCAGCACCTTGTGCAGCAATCGCTGGAATAGCCTGGGCATACTGAGCAACAGCAACACGAAGAGAATCGCGCATCTCTTCAATGTCAACACGTTGTTCTTCTTGAGTAACATTCAACTCCATCGGGATTTCGCGGCGTACATAGTCACGGCTAACAAGTTTGTCAGAACGCATCTGTAGCAAAGCAATAATGGCATTGTTTGGATTCATACCAGACATAATGCCGTAGCGAACATCTATACCATACTCACCATTGATAGCGCGGCTTGGTACATACTTCATATTGAATGGAGTACCGTCATCTACGCCCTTTATTTCTTTGGCCATATTGCCAAAGATTTTCTCATCTGTTTCAAAGCAGAGAGATACAAGTTCAGTAAAGAGGCGAGCAAACTGTGCTTGTGCTGCACGTACTTGTGTATCAAAGCCAGCTTGGAGTGCTTGAACTCCGCGACCTGTAATGATAGATGCGTCGATATTACCTGAGCGAACTTCTGGATAACGAGAACCGAGACGCAGTTCGCGCTCTAGAACACCTGATTCTGTAAAGACTCCAGGTGGAAGTTCTAGCGGCACACGGCGGATTGCCTGTGGATTTGCAGAACGCATAATCGCATCAGGGCCAAGTGCGAGTTCTTGGACATCCTGCGGAATAGCAATCGGTGCTTGAATAGACTTTTCTGCTGCTTGAATTTGTAAGACAGCAAAGCGAGCACGTGCTAGTTGTACCGCTAGAACATCATCAAATTGACCACGTGCTTCGCCATCTAAAGATGAGCGAACAGCAACACGAGCCATACACTTACCAGTTGGGTTAGGTAAGTTAGATAGAACTAAGTTATTGCGATCTGGTAGGAATACTAAGTCTTGGTCTTTGTCGTGATAACGGACCATTGTGATATATGGGCTACCCATTGTGAATGCCATCTTAGGCATAATTTGGGAAGCAAACTCTGGATACTGCGCTGATAAAGTCTCAGCGTCAGTTTGAATTGTTTGAGTAAGTGATGTGCAACGACCAAATCTGTCAATCTCAGGATAGACACCAAATGGGTTGAGCAAGCGGATACGAGGATTGTTTGTCTCGTAATCCATCTCAACCATTGCTGGGAGCATTCCGTAGGTGTTGAACCAGTCAGCACCGTTATACATTTGAATCTGCAACTCAGACATAGAGACGTAATAGTTAGCGATACGAGTTCTGGTATCTGCAGCCTTGCGTGCTGAGTCTGAAACCATATTGGTAGCAGCGCAGTTGAATGATGGAAGTGGTGCCATAACCTCTGCTAGGTCACGAGCAGCAACATCTACGAAGTTAGCAACAAGAGGCTTTGGGTAATCTTCTGAGAACATCGCAGGGTAAACCTTGCTGATGTCTCCTTGACGTACTGATAGCACGTCGCGCATACGCTGGTCGCGGGCAGAGTACTTCGTCTGTAGACGAGCAACCTTTGCGACTACCTCTTTGACTGATAACATCTAAATTCCTAACTAAGGGGAAAGTTACTTCTTTTTTGCTTTTGGAGCAGACTTTTTAGCGCCACCAGTTAGAGCACGACCTACTTTTGCTTGTTGTGCCTTAGCCTTAGCACGCTTTGTTACTCCTGCAGCGCGAGCAGCGCTACGCTCTAGTTCAGCAGCACGTTGATTCTGCATAAGAAGAGCAGCCTTTGATTCTGCTTTTGTTGGGTAACGACCAAAAATCTTTTCTGCGCCACTTGCTTTTTTGCCGCGAGAAAGATTCATAGCGGTTTCCTGTAAAGCATATTCTGCTTCTGCCCAATTCTTTTTTGTTCTTGGCTTTTGTCCAGCAAAGTCTCTGGCTCTACTTGCTTTGCTCTGCACTTCGCTAACTCTTTGTTTCTTTACTTTTGGCATAATGTCTCCTATATGAACTGGCGTTCTTGTTCTGCGAGTAGATTGTCAATGTTGACGACCATCCTCTTGCCCCGTTCATAACGGGACAAAAATGGATTCTTCATATGATGTGCTGCGTGAATTCCGTTGTTGAGCCACTCACGTGCTCTAATCTCACAGAACCACAAGGCCATCACCATATCGGTCTTACCCTTGGTCGTAGGTGACCAGGTAATAAGTTGTTCTATGAGGCTCTTGATATTTTCTGTTTGGTCACTTGGCAGATGAATCAGATTATCTCTGTGATGCTTTCCATCTTGCTGTTTGGTACCAAAGAGTGTGGACATAGATGCCACACCAAAGCCTGCATCCCACTTGTTATTGCCAGTGTGGTGCTCTCTTAGTACAACTCCCTTGGATGCAAGGAACTGTCTAATTCCTTCATCTTGCGTGAGAAAAGATTGAAAGGCGTTACGCTCCACGATCCATTCCGATGGTGCATATACGTGAGTCCAATCGGTAATGAGCTGTCTGATTTGTGCAGGCGTAGGACGCGTAATCTTGATAGCGTCCACAATGTAGCGCTTATGAGAAACCCTATCAACTGCATAACATACCGCCGCTGTGTCTCCGACCATTGCTGGGTCGAGTCCACAAACAAAACTGAAACCGTTGAGGTCTTTGGGATGACCTGGACTGCTAGGCACCAGACGACCTGCTTTTCGCATTCCATCAATGGAGCCTTTCACACATACAGGGTCAAAGATTGCATCATCGGATATATCTTGCTGTTGATAAACCAAGGCCCAGGTAGAGGCATCCATAGCCTGACGCTCGTTATATAAGTTGCGTCCATTCCAGCGGGGATATAGCCCTTCTTCAGTCTTTTCAGATTCTTCTTGACCATCAAAGGGTTGATCTGAATAAGGCCACAAGGTAACCCACTTATCGGGGTCCTCATTTGATTCCAGCAGAGCTGGCATTGCTAAGTATGTCCACGGAACTAAGCCGCCAGGGTATCTATCGGCAGAGCGTAGCTCTTTGTATAAATCTACCGCTGATACGCGGGTACCGATAACGATGAGCTTACCTGTCGGGTTGAGACGGGAGCGTACATCTTGGGTGAGCCACTTGATTTGTCGTTCAAAGTCATTTGCGTTAGAAAGAGTAACTGCGTCGTCTATAAGAATCATATCGGCACGCTTACCGTAAATCTGACCGCCGATACCTACGGCTTCAATGTTGGGGTCTTTCTCAGATGACTCTCTGAGTTCATCACCGAAGGTAACACGGGTAGCCTGCCAAGAGGCTGTTTTAGATTTGAACCCAACCCCAGCGGCATATGCCTGCTGTAGTTCTTCGTACATTGGATGCGTCAGTCGCTGCTTGATAGCATAAAGGAAGTCTGCGGCCAGACGCTGGGTTTGGGAAACTATGAGAACTCTGAAGTTCGGGTTATTGACAATCTTCCAGGTTACGTAGTCAACGGTGACCGTCATTGACTTGGCGTGATTCGGTGGGATGTTGATAAGGATGCGGTTATTAGCCAAGCCCTTTTCGTACTTCATCGAAGGATGAAGCCAGGAGGGGTCTCTGCCTTCTATAACATCTATCAGGTTCTGCTGATGACCAAAGGTCTTAGACTTGAGGAACCGTTCTCTAAACTCTGCAAAGGTAATATCATTGAGGGTTTGTTCTATGAAGGAGGAACCGCGTAGGCCTAGCCTAGTTCTGTCTACCTTGTCCTTCCAGGCAGGGTCAGTACGGCGGTAATACTCATAAGACTTGTAGGATCTACCAGCGGAGGCTACAGCTTGCTCTACTGTCATACCTTCTGCGATAGCAGAGAGGATAACTCGCTTGGCTATCTCTGCTGTATTTTCTGGCATTACTTCTTCTTCTTTTTGTTCTTACCCTTTTCGCTGGCAATGACTGCGGTAGTAGCAGCACCTTTAGCGTAGGCTCCTGCTGCTTTGCCTTTTTCACGAACTACTCGACCTGTAGTCAAGGTAGCCTGTTGTTTAGGAGTAAGCTCTTTGGTCTTGTACTCAACCTTGACCTTGGTTCCCTTGATAGGGGAGTTAGGACCAGCAGCCGACTTCTTAGGAGGGGTATTTGTAATCTTAGCAGTTCTGCCTTGGGTAAAGGTTTTGGTCTTTACCTTAGAGGCACCAGAGGATAACTTGGTAGCCTTGGATAGGGAAGCAATTTTAGCAATGGTACTAGCGGCACGTCCTGTAGGGGTAAGGTTGATAGCAACAATGGCGGCAGCTTTACCAGCGCGACGAACATCGTCGCCTGTAATTTTCATAGGTTTGTTACCACCAGAGCGGGCTTTACCATAAGCCTTCTGCTGCTTGGTGGGTTTTTGCTTTGCCATTAGATCTCCTGTTTACGGACAGAATACACCCAACTAAAAGTGGTGCCTTGCACCAAACTGACGTTTGCTGCCAGGCCCCCCTTGGGGGCGCTTACTGCTACTTCCCTAACGGGCGTAGCGTAAGCGAAGCTATAGCCAGGTAGACTCGTGCGCCCTGTCTACCTGTCTATACTGTATTAGGCAGGAAAAAAAAGCGGTTTCCCG